GGTGACCGTGCGCAATGGCGACGGCGCGCCGAGTGCCCCGCTGACGTTCACGTTCACGGCGGCGCCGGCCCGCGAGGCCGAGTCGCGCCGACGCGCGCGGGAGTAACGCGTCGGCACACCCCATGCTGGTCACGGTCACCGACCTGATCTACGGCGCGCTGACGGAGATCCGCGTGGCACGCGGGGGCGACGTCGTGCGCCCCGAGGACCAGGCGCTGTGTCTCAATCTCCTGAACGAGGTGATCGAACGGCTGCCGGTGACCCCCAATGCGCTCTATGCGCGGGGCGGGGCGTCGGTGACGCTCGTGCCCGGGCTGGGTACCTTCCACACCATCGGTCCGACTGGGACGTGTGTCGTCCTGCGGCGGCCGGTGCGGCTGACCCGCGCGACGCTCGTCCTGCCGCCCACGACCTTGGTGGACGTGCCGCTGCAGTCGGCGGCGTGGTACGACGGCCAGTCGCTCCCGCTCCTCACGGCGCCGATTCCGCAGGGGCTCTACTACAACCCGGCCTGGCCCAATGGCACGCTGGCCTTCTGGCCGCAGCCGTCGATGCCCTACCCGGTGTCGCTCGAGTTCGACGTCGAGCTCGTCGCGGTCGCGGACACCGACAGCCTCGACCTCCCGCAGGGCTACAGCGAACTGCTGCGCCTGTGGACGGCGAAGAAAGCGGCGCCGAGTTTCGCGCGCGAGTTCTCGGCGGCCTCGCAGGCGGCGCTCACCGAGTGTCTGGCCGACGTCTTCGGGAGCAACATCGGCCGCGTGAATGACGCCGACACGCGCGACGGCGGCGTGCCCGGCGGGCGCGGCGGCACCTACGACTACCGCACGGGGCAGGTGACCTGATGCCGAAGTGGAAGGGGTTCGTCGGCGGCACGGGCGTCGCGCAGGCGCTGAGCGGCGCCGTCGAAGACACCGTGAATCTCTACGTCGAACGCCTGCCGGACGATGCCGCGAACGAGGCCGCGCTCTTGCCGACGCCGGGCTTTCAGCGGTGGGGCAGCGCGACGACCGATGTCGGCACGCGCGCCATGGTCTCGATTGCCAACAACCGGCTGTTCGCGATCATCGGCGCCGGCCTCTGGGAGTTCGACATCAACGGCGCGGGCACCCGGCGCGGGACGGTGGCGCTCGACGCGAACCCGGCGCAGCTCGCCTACAACGGCGTCATCGGCGGGCAGATGGGGATCGCGAGCGGCGGCAACATCTACGCCTACGACTTGACGACCAACACGCTCACCGGCCCCTATCTGAACGGCGGCTATACGCACATCGCGTATGCCTCGGGCTTCGGCCTGGCGTTCAACGCGACGACCGGCAAGGTCAATCTCTCGAATCTCAACAACTTGACGGTGTGGAGCGCGGCGCAGTTCTTCCAGCGCTCGCTCTTTGCCGATCCGTGGCGCGCGATGTTCGTCGACCAGAACAACTTGATCTGGCTGATCGGCACCGACAGCTTCGAGGTCTGGTACAACACCGGCCAGGGCACGCAGCCGTGGGCGCCGCTCTCGGGCCTCGTCGGCGTCATCGGGATCGTCGGGCCGTTCGCCTACGCGGTGGCGCAAGCGGGCAACGTCTGGCTGGCGCGCAATCAAGCCGGGCAAGGACTGCTCGTGATGACGCACGGCGGCCCGCCCGAATCCTTGTCGTCGCGCGCGATGGCGTCGGCCGTCACCACCTACTCGCGCAACGGCGGGCTGGCCGATACCGAGATCGTCCATCACCAGACCGACGCGCACCTGTTCACCAACATCACCTTTCCGCGCGGCGGCACCTGGAGCTACGACAGCGTCGAGCAGTCGTGGACGCGCCGCGGCAAGTGGAATCCGGCCACGGGCAGCTACGCGATCTGGCAACCGCGCTGTCACGGGATGGCGTTCGGGAAGCACCTGGTCGGCGATCGCACGACGGGCGTCATCGCGGAAATGGATGCGTCGTTCGCCACCGAGCTCGATGGCACCGGCATCCGCCGCCTGCGGCGCACGCCGGCCTTGCTCAGTGAGAAGCGCCGCGCGCCGATCGATCAACTCGAGCTGTTGATGGACGTGGGCCTGGGCGTGCAGAGCGGCCAGGGCGCGCCGCCGACGGTGCTGCTGCGCGTCAGCGACGACGGCGGGCGCACCTGGAGCAACGAGCTCCGCGCGTCGACCGGCGCGGCCGGGGCCTGGCGCACGCGCGTCTACTGGACGCGGCTCGGCCTCTTTCAGCACGCCGTCGCAGAGTTCACCTATAGCGACCCGGTGCCGTTCCGCGTGGTCGATGCGTATCTGAACAACCTCGAGGCCGCATGAATGCCGCGCGCGCTGCCGCCGATTCCCGCGAATACGCCGATTGCCGACGTCAAGGACGGCACGATCACCACGTTCATGCGCCTGCGCTGGCAGCAGCTCGTGGACGGCTGGGCGCAGACCGGCGCCACCGCGGCGTTCTCGACGGTGGCCGCGGGGCAAACGGCGGCGCTGCCGACGACCGCGGTCTATACGACGCCGACGCCGGGCGTGTATCGCGTGACGTGGTTCGTGCGGAAGACGCGCGCGGACGGTGCGGCGTCGTCGCTGACGGTCACCATCGGCGGGGTCGATCTCGATGGCCAGCCGCTGACCTACAGCGGCGCGGCGCTGACGCTCGACACCACCACGGCGTGGCAGTCCGACACGAAGCTGCTGCGCTGTCGCGCGCCGTCGGATCTCACGGTGGCGGTCGCCTACAGCAGCACGACGGCGGGGCAGATGCGCTATGACCTCGAGGTGCGCGTGGAGCAAGTCGCATGAGTGACGCGCCGGGCACCGTGCTGGTCGAAGGCGGCGGCGTGGTCGTGCGCTACGCGACGCTGGCGGACGTGCCGGCGGTCGTGGCGCAAGCGGGCCGGTATACCGCGTCGGTCTTCAGCGGGACGCTGAGCCAGAGCGCGTACGAGCTCGACCCGTTCGCCACCGCGCAGGCGACGCCGGCGACCGAGGACAGTCGGCTGCTCATCGCGACGCTGCATGACGTCGTCGTGGGCGTGCTGAGTGTCGCGGCGCTGACGCATCCGGCGACGCGCGTGCGGTTCGCGTGTGATCTCTTCTGGTGGATGGAACCGCCGCTGTGGCTGCGGGCGCGCGTCGGGATCCGGGTGCTGCAAGCGTTCGAAGACTGGGCGGTCCTGCGGCGGGCGCCGCTGCTCGTCGTGACGAGCGGGGACGATCGGGACGCGGCGTTCCTGACGGCGGTGGGGTTCGACGCGACGCGCGGCTGGGCGCGGCGGACGGAGGCGTAAGCGATGGCGACCAAAGAACCGTACGGGCTCACGCCGCTGACGACGGAAGGGCTCGCCAACTTGGGCCATCCGCTGAGCCTGCGCGACTTCAATCAGGACGCGTCCGGCCGCTACTGGCGCACCATTCGCGGCGAGAAAACGTACTACCCCCGCGAGTGGTTCGATGCGAACGGGACGTTCACGGGGACGGGCACGCAACCGGGCGACCAGGCCGGGCAGGACACCGGCTTTTTCCATCGGGGCACGCAATGGGACTGGACGACGGGCCAGTGGCACAACCCGATCAACTGGGCGAATGTGATCGGCGTGGCCGCCGCGGGCGGCGTCGGGGCCGGGTTCGCGGCGCCCTTGATCGCCGGGGCCGTCGGCGGCGGCGCGGGGGCGGGGGGCGTCGGCCTCGGGGAAACGGCGGCGACGACGGGCCTGGCGAGTGGCGCGGGGTTGCCGGGCGCGGTGGCGGCGCCCACGGTCGCGGATCTACTGGGGACGGGGAGCGCAATCGCCGGCGGCGGCGCCGTCGGAGGAGGCGGTATGTCGGTGGGTCAGATTCTCAAAGGCATGGGCGGGAGCGGTGCCGGCGCCGGCCCCTATAGCTGGATCCCGCAGGTCGCCGGGATGGGCCTGAACTACCTCGGCCAGCAGCAGCAGCTCGGCGCGAATCAGGACGCGCTCGGCCAGCAGTTGGCCTCCACGAAATACGCGAGCGACGCGCAGTCGCAAGCCTCCGCCAATCAGCTCGCGTTCCTGCGGCAGCAGGCGACCTACGACGCCGCGTCGGCGGAAGCGAACCGCGCCGGCAACTACGACCAGTGGGCCGCCAAACAGCGCCAGCTCGGCACCGTCGGCCAGGCCCTCGGCCTGCCGGCGCGAGACATTCCGGCCTATGTGCCGCTGCCGGCGTATGGGGGCGGGACCACCGCGCCCGCACCGGGCACGGGGCCGGCGGGGACCGTAGCGCCCGGCGTCGTGGGGCCCGGCCCGGGCCCGAGCGCGACCAGCGGCGGGTTACCGCAGATTGACCCGTCGAAGCCGATTGGACCGCAGGCGGCGGCCTACATTCAGTCGCGGGGCGGGACGCCGAATCCGAGCTCGGCCGATTATTGGCAGTCGAAGTGGCCGGAACTGGTCGCGCGGGGGCAGCAGCTCGGCGATCCGCTGTATGCCCAGAAGCGGCTGGCGGCAGCGGACGAACTCGGCGGCGGCGGACCCGCACCGGCCGCCGCCGCGGCGGCGCGCTACCAGCCGTTGACGACCGTCGCGCAGTACTTCGCGGATCCGTCCGCGGGGATCGGCAAGTTGCAGATGCCGACGGTCCCGCCCTACGGCGGCGCGGTGGGCACGTACTTCTAACGGGAGACGATCATGGCCCGCATGCTGAGCCCCGACGCGACCGGCGACGCGTCGTTCGCGTATTACGACGCCCAAGGGCGCCCGATTGATACCAACGGACAGGTCATGTCGACCGGGGCGCCGGCGGCCGCCGCGGCGCCCCCGGACTGGCAGATTGCCACCGGCGCGGGCGCGGCGCCGGCCGGCACGTTCCTGCCGGATTGGCGCGCCGGGCAGCCGGACCAGGCCGGCGCCACCGACGCGCAGGGGAACCCGTATCCGGCGATTGAGGCGCCACCGGCAGACACCACCCCGGCAGACACCACCCCGGCCCCCGCGCCGGCCCCGGCCCCCGCGCCGCTGCCCGCCGATAACCCCTTCGGCCCGTGGACCGGCCATTTCACGGCGCCGACGCCGCAGCCGCTGCCCGACGTGCCGACGTTCACGCCGCCAACGTACACGCCGCCGCCGGCGTTCAGTTGGGACACGCCGCAGCCCACGTTCACGCCGCCGAAGGCGTTCTCGTACGCCGACTTTCAGGCGCCATCCTACGAGGCGGCGCAGCAGGATCCCGGCTACCAGTTCCGGCTCGGGCAGGGCACCGACGCGCTCCAGAACGCGGCGGCGGCGCGCGGCACGCTCAACGACAGCGGCACGCTCAAGGCGCTGCTCGACTATGGGCAAGGCGCGGCGAGTCAGGAGTACGCCAACGTCTACGGGCGGGCCGCCGATACCTATTCGACCAACTACAAAAACGCGGCCAGCACCTACGACACGAACTACAAGACGCAGTACGTGGACCCGTACAACAACGCCGTCGATGCGTGGAAGACCGGGCACGACACGGCGCTCAGCACTTACAACACAAACTACAAGACGCAGTTCCAAGACCCGTACACGCTCGCCTATCAGGCGGCGAAGGACACCTTCGCGCCGCAGCTCGCAGCCTATACGACCAATGCCGCGAACGTGCAGCACCTGAACGACACAAGCAACACGAACGCCTGGAACGACTACTTCGCCGGGTATCAGGACTGGGAGAACCGGCGGAGCACGGCGAGCACCTTCGCGTTGCAGAGCTGACGACGATGCCGATCTTCCAGTACCAGAACTACACGAACCCCTACGGCCCCTCGATCGCCGAGGCGCTGCAGCACCAGGGCGATATCCAGGCGGCGGGCGCGTTGCGCGCGGGCGACCTCGAGGGCGAGGCGGCGCGGCAACAGGGCGCGATCGAGCGGCAGATGTGGGGCGGGCTCGGCCAGGGGATCGCCGCGATCCCGGCGCAGCAGCAGGCCAATCGCGAGGCGGCGCTGCGCGACCAGGCGCTGCGGCAGCAGACGGCGGTGACGGCGATGACGATCGAGGACCGCCAGCGCCAGCGCGACGCGGACACCCAAATCGGCAAGCTGCTCGATGCGACGCCGCGCGGCCCGAATGGCACCTACGACGTGCGGGCGTTCACGTCGAACCTGCCCGGCGACCTGGCGAAGTACGCGCAGCCGTACATCGACCATCTCAACAGCGTCAATTCGGCGTGGGACGCGGAGGACGCGAAGCAGCGCGGGCAATTCCAGCAGAGTGCGGCGGCGCTCTTTCAGGCGGGGGCGCCGTTTCTCGGCACGCAGAGCTTGATCGATACCGGGGAACGGAATCGCGTGCTGACCACCGACCAGGCGACGAGCCTGCGAAAACAACTCCTCGAAGACCCAGGCGGGGCGACGGGCGTGCTCAAGAGTGTGCTGGCGCCGCAGAAACCGATCACCAAGAAGGACGACGAGAGTCTGGTCAACCCGGTCACGCTCGAGACGGTGGCGCCGAGCACGCCGGACCCCGCCAAGGGCGCGTACACCATCGGCAACCAACGGTTCAACGCGCAGGGGCAACCGATTGGCGCGCCCGTCGCCACCCCGCCGACCGCGGACGAACGGATCGCGAGTTTGTTTGGGCGAGAGGCCACCGGCGAGACCTTGAACGCCGCCGACAAGGCGATCCTCGAAGGCTGGAAACTGAAAGAGGGCAGCAAGCCGTTCACGGTCAAGACCGTGGTCAACGGGCGGCCGGTCGAACAGGTCATGACCACGGCGGACGCGATGAAGCAGGGGCTGTTCACGTCGCAACCGCCGGCCTCGGTGACCATTCACAACGCCCAGCAGACAGCCGTGCCCATGCCCGCGTGGGCGCTGGACGATTCGCGGCCGGCGGGCACCGAGGCAAACGTCCTCGATGCCTCGATCCGGATGACCCCGAACGGCCTGCAGCAAGCGGCGCTCAATTACATCGCCAACGGGCAGTTTCCGCCGACCGGGCGGGGCTCCGATCCGATCGCGGTCGCGCAGCGGGCGGCGATCACCTCCAAGGTTGGGGCGATTGCGGCGGCGTCCGGTCTGGATGAACCCGCCCTACGGGCGTTCTACAAGGCGAACGGCCAATCGCTCGGCCAGCAGCAGAAGATGCAGGACGCGGTGCAGGGGTTTATGGCGACGGCGGACAAGAATGCGGCGCTGTTGCAGGAGTCGCTGAAGAAAATCCCCGATACCGGGTCGCCGCTGTTTAATCAGCCCTTGCGCGCGTTCACCTCGAAGGTGGCCGGTGATCCCAACCTGTCGCAGTTTGCGACCTATCTCCAGTCGGTGCAAAACGAGTACGGGCGGATCATCTCGCAGCCGAATCTTGCGGGGCAACTGACCGACAGCGCGCGTCATGAGGCGGAAACCCTTGCCAGCTCGGACGCGACGGTGCCGCAACTGCTGGCGAGTCTTCAGGCGTTGCAAAACGAAGGCACCAACCGCCTCGTCTCGGTCGGCGAGCAGATCCAGCGCATTCAACAGCGGATGCAGGCAGGGCCAGGTGGGGCCTCCGCCACGCCGTCAGCGGGCGCGGCGCCCGGTGCGCCCAAGAAAGATCCGCTCGGGTTGTTCTAGATGGCCGACGAGCCGCTCCTCTCGATCGAGCAGTTCGGCGCCACCGTGAAGGCGAAGTACCCGGATTACGCCGAGGTGCCGGACGCCGAGCTCGGCGCGCGGATGCTGCAGAAGTATCCGGAGTACGGCGACCGCGTCACCCCGTTCACGCGACGCGGCGGGCTCACGGACGTCGCGCAAGCCTCGCCGGAGATCTTCCAGAGCACGAACGAAAAGGACGCGGCGGGTAATGCCGTCGTGCGTCAGCTGAATGCCGTCGATCGCGAGTCGGAGCGCACGCTGGCCGATCGGGTGGTCACGGCGATGCCGGGGATCGGGCCGATTCTCGATAGTCTGACGGACCATCCCTATCAATGGCTGCACGACAAGGTCGATGAATGGGGCAAGGCGGGCCCGCACCGGGTCGTGGAGGGTCTTCGGTCGATCTATGCCGGCGACTACGCGAAGGGTACACACGATGTGGTCGTGGGGAGTGGGGTGACCGCGGCGCCGATGCTCGCGCCGGGGCTCGCGCAAGCTGCGGTGGCAGCGCCGCTCACGACCGCTGCGGGGATCGCCGGGGCCACGGGCACCGCGATGGTCGCCGAACCCATCGGGAAAGCAATCGGCCGGGGGGCCGGTCTGAGCGAGGACCAGGCGCAACTCGTGGCCGATGCGAGCGGGTTGGCGGGCGGCTACGCGGGGGCGCACGTCACGCCGGCGCAAGTGGTCGGCGCCTACGAGGCCGTGCGCCATCCGTGGCTGACCGTCGGCCGGGGCGTAGGGACCGCGCTGGATGTCGGGATCGAAACCGTGGCGGCTCGGCGCGCCGCGCGGGCAGCGGCCGCTGAGGCCGCGGCTGGCCCGACCCCGACATCGCCCGCGGCACCAACCGAATCGGTCGCCGATCGGATGGACCGGATCATCGCGGAGGGGCGCGCGGCCGGGCGGGCCGCCCAACCGCCGCCGCCCACCGAACCGCCCGCGCCGCCGCCTCCCGTCCCGACGCCACCGCCGCCGCGGGCGCCGGCCGCGGCGCCCGTTTCACGCGAGCCGTTGCCTGTTCAGCCTGCGCCGACACCGGCCCCCGTCACCGCGCCGGCCGCGCCGGTCGTGCGTCCTGAACCGCAGCCCATCACATTTGAGGCACTCAAGGCGCACTACCTGCGGACGGGGCTCCGTGAAGACGTCGCGGACGCGATGGCTCGCGCGGTCCAGCAATCATCGCCCGGACGGTTCGTCCCGTCCGACGCGCCGGCGCCCGTGGTCGTCTCGACGCCGCCGGCCGTGGCCGCGCCGCCCGTGGCCCCCGCGCCAGCACCCGCCGGTCCCGTGGTGGTCGCTCCGGTGGCTGCCCCCCCGACCCCGCGGCCGATCATGTCGCCGCAAATGGCGCTGAACGAGGTCGGCCTGGCGGCGCGACGGCTGCAGGTGCCGATGACGCTCGACGAAGCGCGGGCGGCGGCAGAATTTCTCCAGCAAGGCAGCACGCCCCCGCGGGCGATTCAGCAATGGATGGACGCCGGCCGTCCCGCGCTCGAGGCACCGCCCGTGCCCCCGGTCCCCGTGCGCGTGCCCGGGCCGCGCGATTCGATCATGTCGCCGACGCGGGCGGGGAGCGAGGTCGCGATTGCGGCGCGGCGCCTCAATATTCCACTCACGCCCGCGCAGGTCGATGAGGCCGCCGCATTCGTGCTCGACGAGGGACTGACGCCGAGAGCGGCGATTCAGCGCTGGATGGACACCCAGGCGGCGCCCGCCGCGGGCGTGGTGCCGGCAGCGGCACCGACGCGGGAGGAGCTCGCCGCGGACCTGGCCGCGCGATTGGGCACGCCCTCGCCGGCGGCATCGGAGGCGGCGATCGATGCGCGGTGGCGCCGCGGCCAACTCAAGACGCCGAGCGGGCCAACCGCGGCGCGGATGAAAGCCGAGGCCGACGCGCGGGCGGCGACGCAGCAGGCGCAGCAGGCGTTCGAAGACCTATTGCGCAGGAAGACAGGAACATGATGAGACGCGCAGTGCTCGCCGTGCTGTTCACGCTGGGCCTCGTCGCCCACGCGGCCGCGCAGACGTATTCCCTTGCCCCGCCACCGTATCAGACGGTGCTGAATAATTCCGGCGACAAAGTTAGCAACGCCTGCGTCTGGACGTATGCGGCCGGCACGACGACGCCGATCGCCACCTACAGCAGCGCGGCCGGCACGGTCAACACGAACCCGATCCGCACCGACAGCGCCGGCCGCTTCACCGCGTACCTCGTGCCCGGCACCGGCTATAAGTTCGCCTACGAACTGCCCTGCACGCCACCCGGCCATGGCACGGTGCTCGCCACGGCCGACAACGTCGCCGGCACGCCCGCGGCCTCCATCGTCACCACGGGGACGTGGATCCCGACCTTGGGCGGCACGACGACCTACACGACGCGCGAGGGCTCGTGGGTGCGGGTGGGGGCGCTCGTCTTTGCGCGCGGCCAGCTCACCGTCAACACCATCGGCACCGGCTCGGCGTTCGAGATTGATGGCTTGCCGTTCGCCGTGAACGGGCGCACGTCGGCGGTCGTCGGCAGCGTCATCACGGGGGCGGTGACGTTCGCGCACGTCGGCGCCGTCGCCTCGGGCACCACGACGATCGACTTTATCGGGCTGACGGCGGCGGGGGCGTCGATGGGGTTTTTGAATATCTTCGGCAACGGGACGTTTGTCGACTTCACCGTCACGTACAACACGCTGGCCCCGTAAGCAGAGCCTCCGGTGAATCCTTAGTTCGTCCACGCCCACTTCACGAAGCGCACGAGCGCGTAGAGGCCGCCGATGGGCAGGGCGATGCTGAGGATGGCCCAGAGGAACACCAGTAGGGCGTCCATTCCATGCGCGGCGGCCGGTGGGGGTGGCGGGGCTGTTCGACTGGTCGGGGTCACGGGTCGCTAATCGGCCGCGGCGGGCGGACCTTAAGCTTGCGTCCGGCGGGCATTCTGGTAAGCTCGGCCCGTGACGATTCCGGGTTTTGCGTGGTCCCTCTGCGTGGTCCCCATTTCGCACTACCCGCAAGTCGTTGATTCCACAACGTGCGCCCGTAGCTCAGCTGGATAGAGCGGCAGGCTTCGAACCTGTAGCATCCGTTTCCCCTACCTCATCAACTTTTCAAAAAACGCTCGATTTATTGGGGTTTCTGCGTTCTGTGGTGGACACGCACACCAGCAAAGTTAGTCATTGTCAACCACGTTTACCCCCGTTTGCGTGGTCCCCTGCGTGGTCCCCGCCGAGCTGGCGTCGTCGTGCCGGCGGCGCGCGTCGAAGGACAAGACCTTGGCGGGCTGCGCGCGTTTGGGTGTCGCGCTCGCGTGGTTGCCACCACACTGTGCGTACGTGTCGGTCAAGCGGATGATTGCGTGGGCCGTCGGCGGATCCTCGAGGACGAGCTCCTGCAGCGACGCGAGGTGACGCCGCAGCGTGTCCCACCACTTATCGAGGATCTGCAGTTGCTGCCGCTCGGTGTGCCGTGTTGGATGTTTCAATGGCGACCAACCTTCCCTGTCGGTGGTGACGTGTCGCGCGGTCGCGCTGTGGACACGCGCGTGGTGAGTTACCCGCTCCGCTTGTGCTGGGCCGGTTGTTCGTTCGTGGCCGCTGACGCCGGCGCCGACGCGCTCGAGAGCCGCATCACTGCGGCGACGAGCTTCGGCTCTACGACGGGCGCGTAGATTTTCGTGGTGCGGGCGTCGGTGTGGCCGCCGAGTTCCTGCACGTCCGCCAGGTCAGCGCCCGCGGCGCGCACGGCCCGCAGGAACGAATGGCGGATCTGGTAGACGGTGAACGGCGCCACGGCGAGCTCTGCGCACGCGTTGGCAAGGAGCCGGTTCGCCGAGGTCGTCCAATCCTTCGTCGACCCGTCCGGTTGCATCTTGCACCACGCACCCACCGCGAGAAACTCCTCGGCGGCGGCGACGCCTTCGGGCGAGAGCGGCGTGGCGACGGGATTGCCGCCCTTGCCCTTCGGCACGAGCACGGAGGGCCAGCGCGCCGTGAGCGCGAAACTGTCCTCAGTCAACCGGGCGATCTGCGAGGGCCGCATGCCCGTCCAGTGCAGCAGGCGTAGGCGTGCGCGAATCTTGCCGCGGTTCAAGTTGTCGAGCACCCGCACGATGCGCGCCCGGTCGATCCAGCGGGCTTGTTGATCGGGGCGCCCGAAGCGCACGGCGCCGATGAGTGGGTGCGCTTTGCCGTCGAGCACCACGAATAGATTCGAAATCGCGTCGAGCCGGTGATTCACCGTCGACGCACTGAGCGTCTGGCGCCAGTCATAGAGTTGCGCGTTGACCTCGGCGAGTTTGATGCTGTCGCGACGTCGGCCGCGGAAGAGGATGTCCCACTCTTTGAGGTCGCGGACACGCTCCCGATAACTGCGGGGATTCTGGAACGTGTTCTTGACGCGCGCGAGGTAGGTGCGACAGTCGTCTTCCCAGCGTCCGCGCTTGACGCGAGGACTGAGGAGCCGGAGCTCGCCGCGGGTGACGTCCTGCCAGGATTTAATCGTGCGGAGCGGCGTCCCGACTGGGTAATACGCCTCCCGTGGCGTGAGCTGGCCCACGGTGACACGCGCCGTAATGGTCTGGCCGTCCAGATAGATGCCCGGGGCAAGCCGCGTGCGCGTGCGCGTCGTGCGGCTCATGCGTGTCGCCGTCGATAGAGGGCCACGAGCAGATCGTCCACGGACTTCTGTTCGCCGCCGGAGAGGAGGTCATACATCTCGTGCTTCGTCAGCACGGTCGAGGCGGGGGCGGCGGCCGCCGCCCCCGCCGCCCGCCCGCTCGCGCGCGCCGGCCGCAGTGGACCGATGTCAAAGAGTTTGCCGCTGCGAATCGCCAGGACTGCCGCGCCTTTCTTTGCGCGCATCGATCACCACCTTAGGCCCGCAGCTGTTTCGTCTTGGCCGCCCTGAACTTTTTCGGCGCTGGTGATGCCGGTAGTTCCGCGACGGGTGGGGCAGTCAGAAACTCCAGATACCGATTGACGGCGGCCAGTTCGTCGCCACTCAATTTGGCAAGCAACGCCACGGCGCCGCGTTGATCCCCGTCGAGTTCCACGGGCGCCTCGCGCCGAGGAACCGCGAGTCCCGTCCGATCACGCACTAAGTCGGCGACGAGGTCGTCGACGGGCACGCGATATAACCGACCTAAGCCCCACAGCATGACGGGGTCTGGTGAGCTGACGGTCCCACGCTCGTATTGCAGCAGCGTCGACCGGTCCAACGAGACGCCGAGCGCGAGCAAGCGCTCACACACCGCGCCGCGACTCAGTGAGCCGCGGAGGAGCTTCAATCGGGCCCCGAACCCCGGTGCGACGATGGGGCGCTCTCGACGAAACGGTTTTGCGAGACGCGCAGAATGCGCCATTAGTGACCCCAACCTGCCATGATGGTTGACTACTCCACCAAGTATACGCAAGTTGGTGCGATATTCATCCAGAGGCTAGCACAGCTGTTCGGTAGATGACACTCCCGGCTGCGCTTTTTTGCAGGGCGTTGCACAGTGATTGATGGCGCGGCGGCGCGGGCGTCGCGCGCGTGTCAGCGTGCGGTCGAGAGGTCGCGCCGCAGGGCTTCGAGGAAGGCGACGAGCGTCTGGCGGAGGTGCGGACTCAGCGGGCCCGACAGTTCGGCAATGATTCGCTGCTCCGGCGTCAAGGGCTCGGCCTCGTGCCGCTTCGCCTGGGGCCGTTTCGTGACGTCGAACAGTAACGCGCTCATGAGATCGTCGAGGGGGACTCGATAGATTTGCGCGAGCCCCCACAACACCACGGCGCTCGGAGACTCCACGGTGCCGCGCTCGTATTGCAGCAGCGTCGACCGGTCCAGCCGGAGGCCGAGTTGGGCGAGTTTTGCGCAAACGACGGCGCGTGATGTGGTGGGTCCGCGGAGCGTTTCGAGCCTACTCCCGAGCGTGGGCCTGGTGATCGGCCGTTTCTCCTGCTGCCTGTACATGCCGGCCTAGGCATTAGAAGTCACCCCGCCTGTCCCCGCAATACCACGACGGCCCCAATCTACATAATGTGGTGTCAATGTGCATCAAAGCTATTGACAATGACACATCGCCGCTCTATGGTTGCTTTACTATGACACCACAGAGCGAGCTATTGATGGACAATGACACCATCGACGGGGGCGGGCGGGCCGACCCTATCGACTATGGCGGGACGCTCCTCATTGCCGATATGGTCCGCGTCCTGAAGACCAGTGACAACACGATCCGTCGGCGACTGAAGGCGGGGACGTTCCCGATTCCGCCGCTCGACGGGATTGACAACCGCCTGCGGTGGTCGGGCCCCGTCGTCAAGCGATGGCTCGACCGGAACGGCCCGATGGGTGGGCGGTGAACGGTTGGCTCGTCGGCGGCGTGCTCGAGGCCCTGGCCGGGCTGTGCGCATGACGACGTTGATGACGCCGCTGCGGCCCGTGCTGCCTCCAGACGAGCCCGCGCGCGTGCGGTGGTTCAGTAAGCGCGTGATCCCGTCGTGCCACGCCGCGAGCGGCCCGCTCCTGACGCGCTATCACCTGGTCGCGACGCGGCTGTTCGGGATCTACCTCCATCACCTGCACGTCAGCGACGAGGACCGCGCCCTGCACGATCACCCGTGGTCGTTCGTCACCGTGTTGCTTTCGAGCGGCTACTGGGAATGGACGCAGGAGCGGGAGTCGGCCTACACCGGCGAGCTGCGCGTCGTCGGCCGCGCAGTCCTGCGTCGATCGTGGCGCCCGCGGTTCTCGGTGCTCTATCGGCCGGCGGAATGGGCGCACCGGCTCGAGCTCGTGCGCCCGACCTGGACGCTGGTGGTTCGCTTTCGCGTGCGCCGGCACTGGGGGTTCTTCACGGCGCGCGACGGCTGGGTGCCCTGGCGGGACTACAGCCGCGAGTACTGCGATTAGGGATTAGGGATTAGGGATTGGCGATGAACCGCGAGATGACCTACGTCACACCCGATGTTGCCGCGGTATGGCTATGCCTTCGTCTTGCGTTTGGCTTTCCGGGCGGCGACGGATGCGTCGCTGGCTTTTTTGGCGCGAGCGCGCCGCTCCTCGGGCGTCATGCGCTCGAGCGCCATTCTGCCGCCTTTCGCGCCTTGTTTCTTGAAAAAGGCCAACAGGTCCGGCGGGAGTCGTTTTGTCATAGTTCTAATCTTACCCGGTTAGCGTTCATGTTAGCTATCCCTCCTTGACAAAGCTTAGGGGGTAAGTTACGATTGTTCTTGTGAGTGAGCGGCGCACGACGCGCCGGTCGACCGCAAGGAGCGAATGAGATGGTGTTCAACGAGAGCAGACAGGACGCGGCCACGCACT